CACGTCTGTTCAGAGTACCGGCATTGCCGACGTGCTGACTCAGGGCGCCAATTACATTGTCGATCAGTGTAACGGCGACCAAGAGGACACGGATGCTTTCTTGGACGCCCTGACGTGCGGCATTGGCTGGACCGAAACGCGGGTCGAGGTCGAGAGCGAGACAGCGACGATTCTGAAGGAGCGGGTGGACCCGCTTCAGATGAAAGCCGATCCGGCGTCACGGAAGCGCTGTTTCGAGGATGCGCGCTACCTGAAGCGCGAAATCCCGATGAGCGAGGACGAATTTGACGACTTCAAGGAAGAAATTGGCCAGCCTGACTTAGACATTGGCGAAATGGACGGGTCGGACGCGACCGGCAAGCGGCTGACGGTGGTCAATCCCCGCCAACGTTATACCCACGGAATGCTTGGGACTACTGAGGACCCGGAAGTGATCGTGTCCGAGTGGCAATGGTGGGAGCGGCAAGAGGTCCACGTCGCGCCGATGCCGCACCCGACTGATCCGACCATCACGAAGCTGACGCCCATGTCCAAGGCCGATTTCAATAAGGCCAAGGGCGTCAATCCCAATCTGCGTTCAGTGAAAAGCACAACCAAGGTCTATTACCGGGCCTTCACTGGCCAGGGGTCCGTCTTGTTCAAGGAAGTCATGCCTGAACAGGCGTTCAGGTATCAGGCGATTACGGCGAAGAGGGACCGCAACAAGGGGACTTACTACGGCTTGGTCAAGCCGATGGTGGAACCCAATAAATTCGTCAACAAGCTGTTCTCTGAAGTGCTGCATATCGTCCGGACCAATGCCAACGGCGGCATGATGCTGGAAGAGGATGCGGTCGCCGACGTTCGCCAGTTTGAAAAGACCTGGGCGAACACGGCCAAAGTGACCTGGGTCAAGTCAGGGGCGCTCAGCGGCCAACATGGGTCGAAGATGGCCCCCAAGACGCCGCCTCAGGTCCAGCCCGCCCTGTTCCAGTTGATGTCGTTCGCCAAGGACATGGTGACGGCCTGTACTGGCGTGAACGAAGAGATTCTGGGGCTGGCCAGCCGTGAACAGGCGGGTGTTCTGGAGCTGCAGCGGAAGCAGGCGGCTTATGGAATCCTGTCGTCGTTCTTCGACGCCAAGCGCCGCTATCAGCGCAACCAAGGCAAGCTGCTGCTGTCGATGATGCGGCTCTATCTGCCTGACGACTTCATGGTCCGGATCGTGCTCGACGGCGAGCAACAGTATGTCCCGCTGGCCATGAATCAAGCTGGCGAAGAATATGACGTGGTTGTGGACGAGGCGCCGGCGGCGCCCAATACCAAGGCGCGCGTCGCGGCGATCCTGATGCCCCTGGTGCAGCAACTTCTACAGGCGCAACTCATTTCGCCGACCGTGCTGGCCGATCTTGTCCAGTACCTCGATATCCCGGCCTCGGTGGCGCAAACCCTGGCTCAGGCGATCACGCAACAGGTCCAGGTCATGTCTCAGCCGAACCCGGCTGTCGTGGCCAGCCAACAAGCGGAATTGGACAACAAGAACGCCGACACGGCTGAGAAAAAGGCGTCGGCTCAGGCGCATCAGGCCAAGGCGTTCAAACAGGTCACGGATGCCCACACGGCGCACGTCGGCCTGGGGCTCGGGTTCATGCGCGACACGACTCCACCCGGCCCGCCTGCGCCGGGTCCTGGCGCCCCCGGTCCGTCTGCTTCTCCTGCCGGGCTTGCGGCGCCGGGCGCTCCTCCGCGCGGCGCTCCCCGCCTGCCGTCCGGAGGGGCGGGGATTCGCCCTGGGCCGCCTCAGGCGCCCGCCGCGCCGGTTGGACAGGTCACGCCAGGCGGATCGTCACAACCCGGAGGCGCGGGCCGTGTCTGAGGAAGCGATCATCGTACTGGAGCGGGAAATCAACTGGCTCAGCAACTATGAACGCCAGTTGGACCGGCAATTGGAGGTCTATGCGGACGAGTCGAAGGACGCCCTGGGCGCCCGTCAGGCCAAGGAGTCCGTGCAAGGCCGTATCAAGGTGATCCAGGGCGCGATTGACGCCCTGAAGCGCCTTAGTCCGACGAAAGGGAGTCGTCCATGAGCGGCGAACGCGAAGCGGCTGAAGGCGCCGACGAAGGCTTTGACGAAGGCGTCGAAGATACCGGGCTCGAAACGGGTGAAGACCAGGGCGGCGAAGGCGAGGAAGAGGGCGAGACCAAGCCGTCAACCGACTGGGAGAAACGGGCGCATAACCATGCCGGGCAAGCGGCGCGCGAGAAGTCGCGGCGCCGGGCCGCCGAGGCGCGGGCTCAGGAACTAGAGGGGCGGCTGGCCCAACTGGAGCGCCGTTTCGGCGGCGAGGCCACGGAAGACGAGCTGCTGGCCCTGATCGGGTCGCTTCCGGACAACGAAGATGATCCGGTGGGCGATATCGCGGCGGTGAAGCGGGCTCTGCGCATCTATCGCCAGCGCGAAATGTCGGCTGGCCAGCAAAATCAGCAACAAGCGGCCTTTGAACGCGAAGTGAGCAAGCTGCGGTCTTCGATGACGGAATCCGAAGAGGATTTCGCGACCGAACACCCTGATTATTACGAGGCGGCGAAGCATTACCGTCAGTCGCGCGTCGATGAACTGCGCGAAGCGGGCTATTCGGGGCGTCATCTGGAGCAAAAACTGGCCGATGACCTGTTCGGAGTGGTCCGTTTCGCCATGGAGAGCGGACAGGACCCGGCTGAGCGGGTTTACGCCCTGGCGGGCCGCCGCGGCTTTCGGCCTGGAACGAAAGCGGCCAACGCCAACCTCGATAAGCTGGCGTCAGCGGCCAATACCGGGGTTCGGGCGGTCGCCCGGCAAGGCGGAAGCGTCATGACCATGGGCGACGTGGCCAAACTCGACGGCGCGGCGCGGGAAAAGGCTTACGCCAAGCTGCGGGCGCGCGAGCTGGCCAGGGACAAGACGCATCGAGGCTGACCCTGCGGGAGACGGTGATGAGAGCTTTGAAGACGGACGTGAAGCCGGTTTTTGAAGATGATTTCGACGCTCTGGATTGGTCGAAATACCTGTCTCGCTGGTGGTATGTGGATGCTGGCGCTCCGGGTTGCTCACTGCCCTCCAACGGCGAGTGGCAACTCTACGTCAACAAGGACGGGCCGTTGCCGCAAACGCCCTGGACGGTGGCGGATTCGATCCTGAGCCTGACCTGTGAGCCCTGCCCGCCGACTGACGACGGCTGGGGCAACACCTACACCTTCACGTCGGGGATGCTGAACAGTTGGCCGTCGTTCTGGCGCATCTACGGGTTCTTTGAGGCCCGCATGAAGATGCCGCCCGGCAACGGCATGTGGCCAGCGTTCTGGCTGCTGCCGACTGACGGGTCCTGGCCCCCTGAAATCGATACGGTCGAATGGCTAGGGCGCGAGCCCTTGACCCGCTATTGCGGCACACACTCCAACTCGGGCGGCTGGCATTGGACGCAAGGCGGCCCGTTCCCGATCCCCGATGGCTCGGCGGATTTCCACAATTACGGCGTCGATTGGCAGATGAACGACATGGCGTTCACCTTTGACGGTGAGACGGTGTTCACCTGTGCGACCCCGCCTGACATGCACAAGCCGATGTACTGGATTCTGAATCTGGCGCTCGGCGGCGGCTGGGCCGGGGCGCCTGACGACACGACGCCGTTCCCGGCGTCGCTAGGGGTCGATTGGGTCAAGGTCTACGACTCCAACCCCTATCAGCCGAACGGCGGCGGTGGGGGTGAGGTCATCCCGCCGCCTGGGGTCGAATACGTCTTGGACAACCCCTGGAGCGCGGTCGATCTGCAAAACACCTACAAGCCTGGGGACCGGGTGCGGTTCAACTTCGCCTATGACTTCTATCAGACGATTTTCGATGGCGCCGCGAGCTATGTGTGGGTGCGTCAGGCGAGCAACATCACCCTGGCCTGCATCCTGCCGGGCCGGTTGGACATGCTTGGCGTGTCGTCGCCCGATCAGGTCGGTTTCAGCCGTGGGATCGGCGGGATGCAGAAGGGGAAGCCATGATTAGCCTGCTGATAAGCCTGCTCGTTCTGGTCCTGATTATCGCCATCGTCTGGTGGGCGCTTCAGCAACTCAGCCTGCCGCCCCCGATCCGCATGGTGGTGGTCGTGGTCGTGGCGCTGATCGCCATCCTGATCCTGTTGCAGTACGTCGGCTTACCGGCGCTGCATCTGCGATGAACAAGGCTCTACAAAAAGCCCTGGTGCGCGTCGGTATCGCCGAATCCGGGCTGAAGCGGGTGCGTGCGGCGGCGAAAGCCTTGGTGAACGTCTCACGAATGCAGCACGCTTCAATGTGCCCGGCCAACCGCTGCACCTGTGATCTGGACGATACGCGCGCCCAATGGGCGGACAATCTGGAGGCGGCGCTCAGGGTGACTGAAGGCGAAAAGCCCTGACCGGCTCACGCCTAGCCTCGGCGGCTTGATCGGCGTATGTCTCGCCTCGGGTTGTGATAGGCCCAAACCAACTTGCAGCCCGCCCCCGGCTCCCCGCCTGGCGGGCTGTCTTTTTTCCGCCTTGACCTTCAGTTGACAGGCCGCGCGCACGCCCCCAGGGGTGCGGCTCTCGCGTGGCCTGCGTCAAAAGGCCGGTGCAGCCGCTAGGGGCGGAAAAGCCTAGTACCGGGGACCGCCACGTCAGGCGCGGTGAAGCAAACACCTTCATCCCTGACGAGGCCCGACAATGGCCACAACCAATTATGGCGTGAACGCGCCTGAAGCCGTCAAACTCTGGCGGTCACAACTCGCTCGGGAAGCCCTCAAGGCGACGTGGATTCAAAAATTCATTGGAGATAGCTCAGACGCTATTATCCAAGTCTTCGGGGAAACCTCGAAAGGCGCCGGGGACCGGGTGACGGTCACACTGCGGATGCAGTTGAACGGCGATGGCGTCCAGGGTGACGCGACCCTTGAGGGGAACGAAGAACCCCTGACCACCTACACGGACAATCTGCTGGTCGATCAGTTGAGGCATGGCGTTCGTTCGGGTGGCAAGATGACCGAACAAAGAATTCCGTGGTCAATTCGAGAGGAGGCCATGCTGGGCCTCAAGGATTGGTGGGCGGGTAGACTCGACACGTCCTTCTTTAATTCTGTATGTGGGTTCACGCCGCAAATCGATGTGCGTTATACCGGCATGAATGCGGTGATAGCGCCTGATGTGAACCACGTTTATCGCCCGAACGCCAAGGTTGCCGATGAGGCCCTGGCGGCGGGCGATGAAATGAACCTCGCGATTATCGACAAGCTGGTTGAGGCCGCGAAACTCGGCTCCACGACCGGGGTCGGGCCGGTGGTCCGTCCGGTGAACGTGGACGGGGAAGACCGGTACGTCGTGGTCATGCATACCCGGCAAGTCACACAGCTTCGTTCGTCGGCTGGCGCCGGGTCCTGGCTCGATATCCAGAAGGCCGCGATGACCGGCGACGGTTCGGAGCGCAACCCGATCATGACCGGCGCGCTCGGCATGTATAACGGCGCGGTTCTCCATGAATCGACTCGCGTCACCAATGGCGTGAACAGCACAACCGGTGTGTCTGTGGCAACGGCGCGGCGCGCGGTGCTTCTGGGTGCGCAAGCGTGCGCCATTGGCTTTGGCGAAGGTCAATCGTTCAAGTCATTCGACTGGAACGAGGAGTTATTCGACTATGGAAATCAACTTGGCGTCGAAGCCGGGGTGATCCATGGGCTGAAGAAACTTCGTTTCAACGCGCAAGACTTCGGCGTAATTGTCGCCGGTACTTTCACCAACTAGGAGGGTCCGATGGCAACCGGTGGTCGGAAGACCCAACTTCAAGTCGTCCATCAGATTTCGGCGCTTATCACGTTCGCTTCGCCCGCATCAGTCGTGCTCGGCGTGCTGCCTGCGGGCGCGCTGCTGCTGACGACGCACCTGAGCGCCACAACCGCGTTCAATTCCACGACCAACACGGTCGCGGTGGGCAACGTGGCGGGCGGCGCGCAACTGCTGGCCGCGACGGACCTGAAGACCGTCGCGCGGACGGACACGGTGGCTCCTATCGGCGCGCAAGGGCCGCTGGCGGCGGATACGCCGATCTATCTGACCCTGGCCTCAACCGGCGCGGCGCCCACGGCGGGCTCGGCGGTGGTGGCGCTCGATTACATCGCCGGTATCGGCTGAGCGTCAGGCGGTGCGCCGATGGCTGACACGCTCGGGGACCTGAAAGCCCGGATTGTTGACGAAACCATCCGCGACGATCTGGCCGACAATCTGGCCAATGCGCTCAAGACCTGTATCACCAAGTCGATCAATCACTATGAGTGGGAACGGTGGTGGTTCAACGAATCCCTGACGACCGTCTTCTGCACGCCCGGTTCCCAGTACGTCCCGATTGATCCGACTGTCCTGCGTATAGACACGATCAGGGCGGTGATCGGCGGCGTCCGTTACAAGATGACGGAACGACAATTGGATTGGGTACTGGCGGCCTATTCGACGCCTGTGGCAGGCCAGCCGACTGAATGGGCCACGCTGGTCGATCAAATCATCGTCTACCCGAATCCGAACGTGGCTTATCCCCTGCTCATGGAGCAAATCGTACAGGTTCAGCCGCCGCTCGATTTCACCAACGATAGTTCCAGCAACCGTTGGACGAACGAGGGCGCGGACCTGATCGTGTCGCGGACGAAAATCCGGCTTTACCGGGATTATCTGTCGGCCACGGCTCAGGACCCGCGCATAGCCAACGCCATGGCTCAGGAAGACGAAGCCTATACTCGGCTGCGGAGCCAATCGAACCGGCGTCAGTCGGTGGAAACGGTAGAACCCGGATGGTGACGACCGTACCCGCAATTTCGGCCTTGGTGGAGCCTGCGGCGCCAATGTGGGCGCAACGCATGGTGCTTCACTTCCTCGATTTCTTCATGCCGCTGCAACAGCGCGCGCCAATGCAGATTTGGGCCTGCAAGAAAGCCGCTCTGCCGCCTGCGAGCGATTATCCCTTCAGCCTCGTCATCGTGAGCGACATAGGGGAATTGGCCATCTCGCTCGGGGGAACGTGGATGAAAGTCGTCACATCAGGACCGGTCTAATGGCTAAGAAACCAAACTTTCCGAAATTCAGGACGCCGGGCGCGGTGGCCTCCAAACCGGCTCAGGGTCAAGGGCTGCTGGGGACGGTTCAGACGCCAATCAACCCGATGCCGATGGCCATGAGCGTCAAGCCGCCGCTCGGCGCCATGCCGTCTGTCGGCGGCGGGCCAGGCGTGCCGTCACAAATCAAGCGCCCGAAGATGATGCGGATGCCGGGAGCCCCGCGAGGGAGGAACACGCGATGAAAAAGGGGACTCCTGTTCGCAAATCCGGATCGTTCGGCGGCAAGAGCAACAAGCTGGGGTTCGGGGGCCGGGCGGCGCAACTGAAGGCTCAGGGCGTCCCTGGGGGCGTCATCGGCAACCTCGCCCGCAAGGCGCACGCCGCGCCGGGTCAAAAGAATTTCCACGGAGGCGCGAAGCGTAAGGGCTGATGCCTTCCAGCTACACAGCATCGGCGCGGTTCACGCTCCAGGCGACGGGCGAGAACAACAACACCTGGGGCGTGATCCTCAACAACGGTGTGTTCCAGCTTGTCGATGACTCGATCAATGGTCGGATCGGGCTGGCCCTGTCAGGGGCGCACACTCTGACCACCAACCTGGGCGCGACTGATGAGGCGCGGATGCGCTTTATTGACGTGACTGGCGGCTCGGGCGGCACGATCACCATTCCCTCGGTCCCGAAGGGCTATTTCGTCCGCAACGGCGCCTCGGGGCCGGTCACGGTCTCGGCGGGCGGCACGGCGGCGGTCTATCAACCGGGCGAGGCCGGGGCCTGCCATACGGACGGAACGAAGGTCTACCCGGCGCAAATCAACGGCCTGACGGTCAAGGGCTACGTCGATCAGCAAATCCTGGCGTCCACGATCACGACGCCCCCGGTTTTGGGCCAATCTGGCAAGGTGCTATCGAACGACGGGGTTTCAACCCTTTCGTGGGTGAACAGCCTGCCGGGCCTGACGCTCGGGACTCTGACCGTTACCGGGGCGACGACTCTTGCGGCTCTGACTACGACCGGCGCCACGACCCACAACGGTACGCTGCTGGTGACGGGGGCGAGCCTGACGGTTGCCCCGGCGGCTGGCAACGCGACGTTTTCGTTATCTACGGTCGCCGGGGCAAGCTCATTCCTGTCGATTGCAGCTAATGGCAATGTTCCAGGCACAACGTCTTTCGACCTTCTACAGGACGCGACAAATACCGCCTATATGTGGAACCGCGCCAACGGGCCGATAAACTTCGGCACGAATAATATTTCCAGAATGGGAATTGCGGCGACGGGCGCCGTGTCGATGACGGGCGCCCTGACTGTTGCGGGAACGGTTAGCGCCGGTCAGTTCAACTTCCCGGCGAACGCCGTCAATTACATATCGGCGGATGCTGGCTCGGCGTCGCAGATTATCCTTCAAGCAAACAGCGTAAACAGCCTCACTGTTAGTGGTACGGCCTGTAATATTGCGGTTCCAATCACGTCTACTGGCGGGGATATGCATGTAAACAATGGTGATATCTATACACAACGGGCGGGTGGAGCGGCAAATTCGGGCGTCATCTTCCTCGGGAACACTAACGCCTATCTCTATTTTGACGGGACGAACTACAACTTCAACGGCGTGCATCAAATTATTGCCGCTGGGGGAGCCTTCCAGACAGGACCGGGCGGGTGGAACGGGACGGGGTGTGTGTCGGCCCAAGGGGCGGCGGGTGGCCCGCTTGGCTATGCGTTCAGCGCCTATGCGCCAGCCACGGCCTACGGTTGCCTTATTTCGCGGGTCGATACGACGCCGGTATATCTCAACCTTTTCTCTTATTCCGGAACGGTGGTCGGCTCGATCACGACTAACGGAAGCGCTATTTCCTACAACACCTCGTCAGACGAACGGCTGAAGATTTTCACGGGCGCCTACAGCGCGGCGGAAGCCGTGGCGGTTATCCAGGCGGACCCGGTGCGGACCTTCAACTGGAACGAATTTTCCGCCTCGCCCGGTGTGGCGGCTATCGGTTGGGGCGCGCAAACCTCTTACGAGATATCACCTGATCTGGCGCATCCCGCCGCCGATGAAACCACGGATGAAAGCGGCAAGCCGAACCATCATTGGGGCATGGATCAATCCCGGCGCACGCCGTACCTGTGGGCGGCGCTCGGCGCCGAAGGCGGAATCCTCGACCGGCTGGCGGCCCTAGAGGCGACCGTGGCGAGGCTGGAACGGAAACACGGGGTATTCCGGTGAATCAGCCGTTTCAGCCGCCGCCGGGCCTGAACGGCGCCGACACGACGTTTGCGGAAGAGGGTCAATGGCTCACAAGCTCGCTGATCCGCTTCTATAACGGCTCCTGGCAAACGAAAGGCGGGTGGGAGCGGCTGACGCTGCAAAATCTAAAAGGCGTCTGCCGTTCGGCGATCAGTTGGACCGATTTCACCGATGTCCTGGCGTTCGCCTTCGGCGAGCATAACGGCTTGGAGGTGTGGCGGGACGGGCTGATTTACGACCTGACGCCTGCCGGGTGGACGAACGGCCAAATCGACGGAACCGGCGGACGCGGTTACGGAACCGGCGCCTGGGGCGTCGGCAATTATGGGGTCGAAAGCGCGACCGAATATTGGCCGCTGACGTGGAGTCTCGCGACCTGGGGCGATCAGTTGATAGCCAACCCGCGCAACCGGGGAATCTATCAATGGGACGGCACGTCGGGCCACGTGCTGACCCTGATTCCGAACGCTCCGGCGCAAGTGACTTACACGCTGGTTGTGCCACAACGGCAAGTCCTGGCGCTTGGCTGCAATGAGGAAGTGTCTGGGGTTTTTGACCCTCTTTGCGTGCGCTGGAGCGATATCGAGGACAATACGGATTGGAGTACGCTGCCGTCGAACAATGCCGGTGAATATATCCTTGAGAGTTTCGGCCGGATCGTGTGCGGCCGGGTGATCGGTGACTACGTTTTGATTTGGACGGCGACAAGCCTTTTCCTCGGAACCTTCCTCGGCAATCCCGGCCAAACCTGGAAATTCGAGCATATCGGGTCGAATTGTGGTGCGATTTCGCCCGGCGCCCCACTCGTCAAGAATATGAACGTCATGTGGATCGCGCAGGACTTGACGTTCTGGTCCTACAGCCTCGGCGGCGAACCGCAACAAATCACCTGTCCAATCCGCTCCGATTTTGCGGACTACATAACAGCCGGGCAGGCGGACAAGATTGTCTCTAGCGCGGTTTCTACGTTCCAAGAGATAGGGTGGTTCTATCCGGATACCCGCGACGGCTTCGAATGTTCCCGCCAAGTCTGCCTAGGGCCGGACGGGTGGAACCGCGATCTGTTAGCGCGCACCGCGTTCATTGACGCCGGGCCACAATCGAACCCGGTCGGGGTGACGCCAACCGGGACGATCTATCTTCACGAAAAGGGTAATTCGGCGGACGGCGGCGCGATAACCGGATTCATCGAGAGCGCGGATTTCTACCTGGGCCAAGCTGAAGGCGGATTGATGGTCAATGGGGTGTGGCCGGACTTCAAGGATCAACAAGGGCCGGTCTCGATGACCCTGTATCTGCGCGATCATCCGCAAGCGGCGACGGTCCGCACGAAAGGGCCATTTGTCCTGACGCCGGGGATGGAACGGAAATCCCTGCGGGCGGCCGGGCGCATCGCTCGCTTGCGGTTTGACTTCTCGTCGTCTCCGGCCTTCGTGCGGGGCGGCAAGCCTGAGTTTGACCTTCAGCCTATCGGTGGCCGTTGAAATCCTAAACGAACGCGCGCACCCGGCCTGAGCTTATGGACGGTGAGCCTTTCGACCTTCCGACTGAAGACGCCATTGACCTGAATACGACGGTCGATCCGCTGCTATCGCAATGGTCGCGGTTCCGCGACGGTTTCGCCGAAGCCATGACCGACGCGGGCTTTTGGACAATCGAGGAATTAGAGGCGCGGGTCGCGTCGCGGCGGGCATTCTTTTTTCCCGGCGCCAACGCGGCGATGGTCGCGCAAATCGAGGGCTATCCCGGTGGGGCGAAGGTGTTTCAAGTCCTATGGGCGACCGGCAACGCTGAGGAATTGCTTCAGATGGCGCCGGGGATCGAATCCCTAGCGCGGATGATGGGTTGCACGGAAACGCTGATCGAAGGGCGCGAGGCCTGGAAACGGCTGTTGGCGCCGCTGGGCTATAGTCTGTTCTCCGTGACGATGCGGAAGACGCTCTGATGTCCAGCAAGAAAACCACGACCGACACCAGCGGGACGCAATCGCAACAAAGCACCTCGACGCCGAACGTTCCTGATTGGATTTCCCAACCCGCGCAGGCCATGGCCGGGAACATCAATTCCCTGATCGCGCAGGGACCGGGCGGCTATACGCCGCAAATGTCGGCGCTACAAAAACAGGCGGTTACAGGAGCGGCGGGCTTAACGACGCCGGACGCCTACGGGCAGGCGTCGGATACGCTGAACGGGGTTCCGAACGTCCAGGGCCAAAGCGTGCTGGATAACCTCAGCGCGTATTACAACCCCTTCCAAAGCCAAGTCTTGAACCCGGCTATGGCCGATTACGACTATCAGGCCGGGCAGACACGGGCGGCGCAAGCCGCGCAGGCGGCCCAAGGCGGCGCCTTCGGGGGATCGCGGTACGGGGTTCAGGCGGCGCAAACGGAGGGCGACCTAGCGCGCGGCCGGGCCGCGACAGAGGGCGGACTCCTTAACCAAATGTATACGCAGGCGACCGGGCTTTCCGCTGGGGACGCCGCGAACCGGCAAGCGGCGATGCTGGCCAATCAAAACGCGGCGCTGCAAAAAGGCGGGTTGCTGACGAATTTGGGAACGGCTGAAGCGACCACGGCGGGCAAGAATGTAGAGCTTCAAAATGCTGTTGGTGGTGAGGCGACGGCGCAAGAGAATGCGGCGCGACAATACCCATTGCAGTATCAGCAACAAGTCGAAGGCTTGTTACAGGGGCTCAATCCGCAAATGTATACCGGTCAGTCAACGCAAGGGAGCGGAACCGAAAGCTCGCACGCAACCACGGTTCAGGACCCCGGCCTGCTCGCTTCTATCGGCCAAGGGCTGGGGATAGCGAGTACGCTGTTCGGCAATCCGGCGGGGGGCTTGGCGGGCATGGTAGGGGGCGGCGGCGGTGCTGGCGCCGTAGGCGGCGCTTTACCGTTCTAGGTGACGCATGGGAATCCTCGATAATCTCGACCTATCGAAATTCCTGGCTCCGGCCGGATACGCACCTCAAGCGTCGCCGCCGGGGCCGCTGGCGAGCACGTTCGCCGCGCAAAACGTCCTGCCGCCAGGCGGGGCGCCGCAATCGCCTCCAGGGGCGCCGCTGGATGCGGCGCCATCGAATATCGCGCCATTCGGCGGCCCGGTTCCTCAGGCGCCGGCGCCGGCGCCTAACCCGATGGCGGGGGTGAATCCAGGCGCCTTGCAAAGCGGATTCACGCCTTCAACGGCGATACCGGATTTGCCTGGGGGCGTTGGTCAACGCGGATTACCGGCGGGGCTGACCTTAGATCAAACTGGCGCGTCTGCGCCGCCTGTCGGGGAGGGTGGGCCGTCACAAGGACTGTTGACCGGCGGCGGGCCGGATATAGCGCCGCCGTCGCGGGCTGGATGGCGCGGGCTGCTAGACCGGCTAACGGCGACCGATCCGGAAACCGGGCGAACCTTCAATGACCGGCTGATGGCGATAAGTCAGATTATGCAGGGCGATACGCCCGGCGCGCAGGCTTACCTAGAGAAGCAACAGGAAAAGGTCATCAATCAGCGCGCCATCAACCTGAAGCAACAAATCGCCTCGGCGCAATCGCAAGCTTTCGCTAAGTCATTCAGGCCGGACGGAACATTCGATGCACAAGCTTATGCACGAAACCTGCCGAATGGCGCGTTCGATATTGGCGACCTCGGCAAGCTGCAACAATCGTTTGAGCCGAAAGCGCAACTTGTGACGGATCGCCAAGGCAACGCTTACCTATTCGACCCGGCGGCGCGCACCTATAAAATGATCCATCAGGCGGCGCCGAAGCTCGATGAAAAAGTCATCATGGGGCCGAACAATCAGCCGATCCCGAACCCGGCGATGGTGAGCTATGACAAACAAGTCAGTCAATCCAAGGAACAAGAGGCGGAGTCGCTAGCCGAAGCGCGAGCGGCGGCGGCGGAACGGCATAGGGCGCCGCCGAAAGCTACAAATACGCCCCCACAGCCGCGCGCGACGGGGCGACGTTTCTAGGGGAAGGTCATGGCTAGCGGCGGGACGAAAAATCAAAATTTCATGGTCGGTTACGAATACGACCTAGGCAACGGCACGACCGGGGTTTGGAGCGGCAAGAATTTTGTGTCGCCAAATGACTACTTGGCGCAGAAGGCGGGGGGAAAGCGGGACTTTAGCGACAATCAAGCGGATTTGGGTCGCCTTAATGAAGCGGCTGCGATGGCGCGGGCGCATCCAAGCGCAACCGGATTTTTGGGTGGCATGGAAAGCGGAGAGGGCGCCCCGTCATGGTCGCCGTTTCACGGTATTGGTGGAACGCCCGGCTATGACCTGAACGCTAAAATTCAGCCTGTTCGTTCAAATGCGACTCTCAATGCGATCAAGGAAGCAAAAAGCGGCAACGCTGAAGGATCGAGTCCTTTTGCTAAAGTGACCAATTACGAGGCGCAGATTCTTCAATCTAAAGACGCGATGCTAGATACTCGGCAATCGCAGGATCAATTTGTGGATGAGGTCAACGCGGCGAAAACGGCTTTAATCCGCCATACGCCGGGCCTGCATCCGTCAAACCCGATTGATCTTTCGGGAGTCGATCCGAACGACGTTCCCGAAGGCGCCTATTGGCGGGCGCCCAACGGCACGGTGTATCAGCAACGCAAGGGCTATGCGGGTGGCCAACCTATCGGGGCGGCGCCCGCTCCGGCGCGTCCGCCTCCGCCGTCTCGGGCGCAGAAAAACGCGGCGCTCAACACCATGTCGCAATCAGCGCGGACGGCAACGGCTCTGCAAACCGCTACGCCCGCCGCTCCGGCGCCTGCTCCGGCGACGGCTGGCCCTGCGGCGCCAATGACCATTGATTGGTTGGGGCGCCCGGTTTCCGGGGGATGATGGATGGCGGCCCAAGGGATCACGGTTCAACTCCCTGATAAGCGTTATGTCACGGTGCCGACCAATGATCCGCAACTGGCGGCCAAGGCGGCGCGGCGGTTTCTGGCGCGTGAATCCCTGGCCAAAAACGCGCCGAATACGTTCGCTGACAAACAGAACGCCTTTGACCAATTTACGAACCGGGCGGCGGCGGGCGTTACGTTCGGCCTGTCCGATCTGGTTCCGGCGGCGACCGAAGCCCTGGTTACAGGCGCCAAGAACTTAGTGACGCCGGGTCCGGCGTCTTACACGGCGGGGGACGCCTATGCGGTGCAACGGCAACTGGATAAGGACCGGGCGGACGCTTTTGCGAAGGCGCATCCGGTTGCTGCTTTAAGCGGCGGCCTGCTCGGCGGCTTGGGGGCGCCCGGCGCAAAACAAGTCGGCGGGTTCGTCGCCAAGGGTATCGGGGAAGAGGCGGCGGCCAAGGCGCCGGGTTTCCTGCGCGGTTTGCTATCGAGCGAGGCGGTTCCTACGGCGGCCCTGCGGAGCGTGATTCCGGGTGCGGCGACGGGCGGAGTCATGGGCGCGACTGAAGCGGCGCCGGGGCAAGAGGCTTCGGGCGCCAAAAAGGGCGCGATCCTGGGCGGACTGGTGGCGCCTGCTGTGACGGTCGCGGCGCCTGCTGTCGCCTCTGGCGTGGTCAAACCGGTGTGGAACACTGGAAAAACCTTGCTGCGCGGTGCGGGCAACCTAACCGGTCTGCGGACTGTGGACCCGGCGGTATCGGGGGAAGTCGAGTTAATCAAGGCGCTACGGGCGGACGGCGCCACGCAAAAGCAAATGCTCGATGCACGGGCCGGGTGGCGGAAAAACGGGGTGTCGAATCCGTCGCTGGTTGATCTGGCAACCAAGCTTCCAAGCGGCGGCCCAAACACCTTACGGCTGCTGACCGGGGCGGCGCTGAAGGGCGGCGGGCGCGGGGTGGCTGCTCAACACGCGGAAGACGTGGCGACGGCGCTCCCCGAAAACGCGCAAGATTTGCTTGGGCGGCTACAACCGGGTGGTAAGACGGCTCGCCAGGCGGAAAGCCAAATAACCGGCGAAAAGCGCGCGCAGGCGGCGCAACTGTATCCGGAGGCGCATCAAACGCCGGTCAATCAATACATGACGCCGGATGCACGAACGGCGCTGGCGGACGATCATGGCGTAGCGGCGATCAATCAGGCGATTGATGCGGCGACGGCGGATCGCGATTACGAGAGCGCGGCCCGGCTGAAAGCGTTGCTGCCAAATGCGCCGAAGCCGCAAGCGGCGCCCTCGCCGCCGCCAGCCGCACCGCCGCCCGCCGCCGGTCCGGCGCCGGAACCGATGAATACGCCTCCGCCGTTCACGCCTCCAACACCGCGAACGCAGGACGTGATCCGGGCGGAAGAGGATGCGGCGGTCCTGTCGAACGCAAAGCGGGATGTCGCCACCTACGGCCAACCCCGCAAAAACAGCCTCTTCCCCCGGATTTGGGCGGAGGGCGGCGTCAATCTCGACTCCGGCGGCGCCGATCTGAAGCCGCTTGCTGAGGGGCTGCGGCTCATGCCTGGGATGGTGCATAAGGGCGGCGCCAATATCGAGGACATGGCGGAGCGGATGGCCGATCAAGGCATGTTCGGCTGGCCTAGGCCTGCGGACCCGACGCCCCATTTTGCGGCGGCGTTTGAACGCGAGGCGCTCGGCAAACCGGTTTATCACCCGGATACTTACGGCTCGGATTGGGAACAACGGGCGCAAGGGCTGGATCAAGAGCTTTCGGACGCTGGTGCGCTGGCGACTGACCGGAGTAGCGTGAAGGCGGCAAAGCTGGCCGAGTTCCGCAACGCCGATACAGTCGAGCAACGGGCAGTCGCGGATGAAGCTGACGCCAATGATCCGGCCGGGCTGGAATTCGACCGGCTGGCGCGGACGCCGGTTCGCGGCCCGGCGCCGCCTCCGCCCGCGCTGCCGCCCGCGCCTCCGCCGGAAACGCCGATCCTGGCCGGTGATTTGGACCGGATACAACAAGCCATGGGGCAACGCGGCGCGAACCTGCAAGGCGTGGCCGGACAGAGGGACGTGGCGCGCGGCCTGTTCAAACGGCAAACCGACCTGAATTCGGTTTTGGAAAACGTGCCTGAATTGGCGCCCGCGCGAGCGAATTACCGGGCCAATATCGCACGGCAAAACGCGCTAGAGCTTGGCCAAGCTGGCTTGCGAACCGGGTCTGACGAATACGGCGCGCAACTGGCGGAACATACCGGCATGGCCACGGCGCCGGACAACGCCTATCCGATCAGCGCTGATGATATCCGGAACGCGGCGGGAACCGGCTACGCGCAAGCGGCCCGCGAGGCAATCGAGACTCCCCCGGCGGGATTCACGTCGCCGCTTAGCAAGCTGTCGCGCTCGCCACGCCAAATTCTCAATCAGGACGCGACCTTTGGTCCGGCGGACGCGGCCAATTTCCGTGAAGGCCTGGGCAACGAGTTATTGCGGGCGCGCAACGCGAAGATGATAGACCCAACAACGAATTCCGCCTCGGCGGTGCGGTTGGATGCGCTGGCCAATCTGGAAGTGCCGAAGATATCGTTACACGGGTTGGTTATGAGCGGGCTTAACAAGGTCTATCAGGGCGCCGCTCTGACGGATGCGGAGCGCACGGCAATCGTGAAAACCGGGCTCGGGTCGGCTGATGCGAGTGGCCTAATGACGAAGTTGGACCCGATCACGCATCCCCTGATACGGGCATGGTACAAAGCCGGGCAGGCCTCGCCTGCGGGCGTGAGCGGTTCAATACAGTTGCAGCCTTCGGATCAAACCGGTCCGTAGCGCCGCCAGGAAGGGCGCTAGAAGCCTTTCCGCGACTCCTCGGCTATCCAAGAGCGTCCGCCACGGGCGAGGCCTATACGGGCTTTATTTTCGGTTTTCGGAAATGTCGCGGCCCCGCTCCGATCAGGGAAAGCGGGGCCGCTAGTCCCGGCGCGGGCTATCTTGGGGAACGGCATCAGGCCGGGACGGGCGGACCCTATCAAACCCGGATGCGGCTTCCAAGCGGTGGATTTCGTGGCTACGGTCTCGCTACGAGGTGCATCATGGCTGACTTATTCGCATGGCTGGTGAAGGAAGAGGATGGGCGCGAGGGACCGGTGTGCGCGGTTCTTCCTGGCTTGGGCCTTGTAGCGGTGCCGCTGGTGTCGCTGGATCGAAGGCTGATGGAAGCCATAAAACCTGTCGCGCAGGCGCATGGGGATCGGAGCGGCAAGCCGGTGCGGTTCGTCCGATTTACGGAAGCCGAAACCCTGGATCGGGTCTAACCAACTGTTTCGCTACGGATCGCCCCCGCCCGGTTAAATTGGTGGAATTGTGTGGCAAACGGGTCACAAAGACAAAAAAGCCTAGGGAAATCAACGTCCCGGTTCTCCTGCACAAGGATATTTTCGGGGTCTAGGCGGCTCTACGGCGGTCCAGAGAAGTCCAGCAAGCCGTTGAAAAACAAGATGCATATTGCACCCGACGGGTAAGCCGTTCTATTCCCTTCTGAACGCGGTTCCGCCCGTCCTGGGGGGAAGTTTTGGGAGGAAGGTCGGCCATGGCGATTGAGAAAAAAGAGTTCAGGGCGCTGATGGGCGACGCGCCGAAAATCAGCCGCAAAAACGGCGCCCCGCAAGCGACCGGCAAGGTCCATGACGGCGACGGGCTCTATCTGATCGTGGGCGAGAAAACGCAACGGTCCTGGCTGTTCCGGTTCACGTTCAACGGCAAGTCGGAAGACATGAATCTCGGGTCGGCGCACAAGCTCGATCTGAGCGGCGCCCGTAAGGAACGCGAGCGGTGTGAGGGACTGATCGCCCAAAACATCAATCCGAAAAGCGAGCGCCAGCGGAGCAAGGCGGCCAAGCTGACGCCCGATCCGAAGTTGAAACATACGCTCTACGCGGTGGCCAAGCTGGCGGTCGTCAAGCTCGGGCCGAAGGGTGACGAACGGAAACACGAAGATGGGCGCCGCTATTGGCTGAACCGGCTGAAGCCGGAAAATACGGCGGGCCTGGGCGACATGCGCCCGGCGGATATCACCCGTATGGATGTGGTCCGCTGCCTCCAGGCGGTGCGCGAGCGCACGCCGAAGGGCGAGCAAATGCGGAAGGTGGAACAGCAACTTCGCCTGCTGTTCGAATGGTGCGCGGCGTCGGGCTACATTTCGGAAAACGCGCCCAATCCGGCGGATTTCAGGGCCGAACGGTTTCGCATGTTGGTGCCTGACGTGGCGCCGTCCGTGCCTCGTCCGGCGGTGCCCTGGCGTAAGGTCGGCGCCGTGGTGGCCGATCTGCGGGCGGGCGGTTCGATGTCGGCGCTGTGCACGGAATGGCTGCTGCTGTCGGTCGTGCGGGCGAGCAACGCGCTGTCGGCAAATTGGTCGGAAATCGACCTAGAGCGGAAGCTGTGGACGATCCCGGCGCATAAGATGAAGGTCAAGAAAGTCGGACCGCATAAGGTCCCGCTGACGGCGCGTCATCTTGAAATCCTGCAACTCGTCATGCCGAAGGATGGCAAGCCGCAATCCGGCCTGATTTTCCCGTCGCGCATCAACGGCGAAGTTATGGACGATCAAGCGCTGATCTACATTTTGAAGGAGGCCTATCCCGAACCGGTCGAACAAAGTGACGGGACGTTCGCCCAAGTGGTTCCGCATGGCCTGCGGACCACGTTTCGGACCTGGGGCGGTCAGCAAAATGACCCGGTGACAGAACTGCCGATCTATCCGGAAAGCGTGTTGGAAGAGTGCATGGCGCACATTGTCGGCAATGCCGCCCGTAATGCCTATGTCCACGAAAACAACCTTCAGGCTCGGCGGACGATTCTAGAGGCGTGGGCCGCCTACGTGAGCAACCCGAACCCGAACGTCGTCGCGTTCCGCGCGGCCTAACGCTTCGTCTTCCTTTGGGCCGCTCGTTCGCGGGCGGCCTGAAGGTCGGACTTCCACATGACCCGGCGCCCGGTCATCGTCAGGTGGGTTTCCAGGGCGCCGGACCGCGATAGCTGGAAGAATTTCGCCCGGCTCATTTTCAGCACCGCGCAGATTTCCTTGACGGGAATTTCCTCGTCGTCCCGATGGTCGGACATTAGTGCGAGTTCTTTTTCAAAAGCGGACGGATATCCTGCTGTAACTCGCGCAGGGAATCGGCGTGGATGTGCTTCGCCTCCAGCGCATAAATCGTATTCGGCAACCGTTGGTCTAGCTCGCGCGCAAGGCGCATGAACCGGGCGATAAGCTGGTGAACCTGTTCGGGCTCTGGGATGGGTTCTTCGTGAGCTTTGATCCCGGCCTCGATGCCGCCAAGGGCGACGGCGACGGCTTCACTAACGAGGCTGCTAAGGTCATCCTCCAGGGCTTCCACAAACTTGTGTTGCGAGTGAAGCCGTTCCACGAGCCGGGCGACCTGGGCGCCGCTCAAGGTGGCGAAAATGAACAGGAACGGAATCCACGCCAGCGCGGCATAGAACGCGAACCCTGGCCGGTCACGGGTGGCGAGCAACCATCCGAAAAGGGCCGGGGCGATCAGGAAGACGAAAACAGCGTTGTAGACGGGGGCGATCCGCGCAAGCCAACGCTCGGGGATGGCCAATAGCAGGCGGGCGAGCCAAGTCGGGGCGCCGACGCGCCGATTGAAACTCAGATGAATGGTGATGTGGAATTGAGGCGCGGGCGGCGGCCCTAGTGGGTTTGTGTCGTCCATCCCGCGCCTCTTCCCCTCGCCGGTCCTATGCCGTGCGCGCGTTCCAACCCTTTTTGCAGGGCGGGAACACGGCGCCGCGCGCTTTAGCCTCTTGCAAAGTGTCCTTCACGAATATCGGGGATTCCCCTGAGTTGGTGACGATTTGCGTCGGGTTGACTCCGGCCATGCGCTGTCGGGCGACGCTCTCTTTCACGTCTAGGTAAGCCTGGGGCGTGAGGTTACGGCGCTCGGCGGCTCGGCGGACCATGGCTTTGCTGGCGCCGGACAGGGCGTCAAAAGCGGCGAATACGGGCGTTAGCTGATGAATGGTAGCGGAAGGCCGGTCGGGCGCCGGATCGGCCTGTACGGGCTTCTCTGGGGCACTGGCGGCCTGTTCAGCCTGGAAGCTCATGACACGCTCGGCATAGGGGACCTTCAACCCGGCGGCTCTGGCGTTGCTAAGCCAAAGGCTGATGGTCTTCTGATCGGTCTTTGTCGCCTTCTCCATTTCGTCGTAGCTGGCGCCCTTCTGGGCCATGTCCACGGCGAGTAACTTGCGGTCTAGGTACTGCTGCGGGCTGATCCCGCGAGCGGCGGCGGCAGCCTCAACGCGGCTGATCCCCTGGCCGCGCATGGTGTCCAGGGAGGTATGCCATTCTTTCCGCTCCATGGGCTGGCCGGTGTAGGAACCGCGCAGGCTGGGAAAGGTGATCCCAGCCTTTTTTGCCTCTGAAAGCATCCGGTCCACGTGAGAGCGGGGGATATGAAGGTCGGCCGCGATCTTCTGGGCGTGCTGACCCTTTTTCCGGCGCCGGATAACTTCGGCCTCGGGACTGTTTTCGACGGCTGATTTTGTCCCGCCTGGTGGCTTGCCTTGTTTGGCGGGTGACTCAAGCTGAGTCACGGGCGGCGCCCCGGCGGCGGTCAATAGGGGGTCCGGCATGGCATACTCGGCCGGGGCGTTGCTGTACTGATCGGCGAGGGTCTTTGCGAGGTGGATCACGCTGGCGCGCATCGGACCCGGTGGGATGCGGCCGAAGGCGTCCAGTAGGTCGTTGAGGCCCGGCATGACGATGAATCGGGCGAAGGTGATCGGGTCGATTGCGTCGGTGGGCGGGGTCGGCTTGGTCAAGGGTTAGGCTCCGTGTGGTCGATGGGCTTTCGGGTATCTCGCGCGCCACGCTTCTAGGTCTTTGACGAAGTACCGGGTTTTGCGCGGGCTGGGCTGGTAATAGACCGGCCCCCGGCCAAGGCGCCGGAGGCGGAACAGGGACGCCGGGCTTATATCGAGATAAGCGGCGGCTTCCCTGGTCGATAGCGAACGGTCGTTGGCGAGACTAGGCACGGCTTACAGCCAAGTTTCGAGGATGACCGGATCATCGGACGGATGCCGGGCAAGCCTCACAAGGCCGAGAGATTCAAGGGTTCGCCGTAAGCGATCTAGGTCGGGGTCGGCCATGAATATCGGCGCAATTTCGTGATCTGGTAGGCTAAAGCATAGCCGGGCCACGTAATCGTTCGGAAAGTCGGTCGGATGATCGGTCACGGTGAACATGGGCAAGCGGTGATGCTTGACCGTGAGAATTTCGCGAAGGTCATCGAGACTAGCCACGGCGAATCCAAGGCCGTTCCCAACCGATGACCGCCATGACCGTGTTCATGGTGATGTTCTGGGGGCGACGGGTCTCGCCATAATACCAATTCAGGAGGGTATAGCGGCTGACCTTGTGGCCGGTCTTTTCGGTCTCGGCCTCGATCTGCTCCAGAGTCATCCCGCTCTCTTCGATGGCGAATTTCACCATGTCCAATTCGGGGTCCTTATCCACGAAGGAATAAGCAAGCCAACTTTGCGCGGGGATGAAATTCGCATGACTGTGCGGAAGAGGCTTGGCCCATTTCGCGTTGCTGCGGTGCGCGGCGAGTTGCGGGTTCGTGGTCGTCGTCGGCATGGCGCCGCCTTTCTTCGCGGCGGTCTGAGCGTCGCGCTGTTCTACCTTGGCGAGGAAAGCGCTGTGGTCCGTAATCCGGGCCTGACCTTGCATCTAGAGAGTTCCTTTCAGTGGGTGGGGGTTAAGCGGCCGGAAGCAACTGAAGCGCTTCGGCATGACACTTGTGGAAATGGGCGAGGGCTTCGGGACTTTCGGATTCCGCCATGTCGCGGAGGATCGGAAGGCCGGAGTCGATGCTCTCTAAAACTTCGTCGCGGCTGGCTAGGCGCCCGTGGGCGAACCACAACGTCCGGTGCGGCGCTCCGATCTTGAAGAGGGCGCCATTGTCCACTTTGAAAAGTTCATAGCGGAGCGTCCACCAAACGAGGGTGACGCCGGGATTGCGCTCGATCATTTCCCCTGGCGGCGGCGCATATTGGCCGGGCGTAACCGGCGCCCGCTTGGCGAGGGGTCGGGTGAGGAAGGGGCAAGCCCTGGCCGCATACTCGGCGCAAAGCGGATGCGATGGCGGCTCTGCGCTAATCCGGTTCACGGCGCACATAGGGCCGATGACGAAAGCTTTGATCCGGCCGAGTTTGCCGCCGCATATCCAACACCGCCCATGGCGAACGGCGTCGCGGACCTTGTTGTGCCCCATAACCGGAAAGTGCGGTGTCCCGGCTTCGTCTATGTGGACGAACCACGGGATCGGGAACCCGCGCACGTCGCACGGAAGCGCCTGAATACCGGGCGGGGCGATTGGCAAATCTGGGCGCACCTAGTTCCCCTTAGGTAAGCTCAACCGTGAATAAACTACAGGGTGAGCGGGTTGTTGTCATCCGCGATAGTGCAAGCCGTAGCTGTGCGGTTGGAATCCATCATCCGAACAAGTCGAGTTGCGCCGGAAGAGGTTCTAGCAAGCTCTGCTGCAAGAGCGCGGAACGCATAAGCCGCCGCCAGCGGGACAACACCGCCGCCGAGTAGACGCAACCGGTCCAAGCGTGCGGTTCTGGCGTGGCGCGTCCAATCGCTAGAGCGCTCCAACCGGGTGGCCAATTCATAAGACTTTCCACAAATAACGGGTTCAAGGTGAGGCCAAACCGCGAGAACGGCGAACCATCCGTCAAGGTCGTCGGGTCCTGGCGGGAATGCAATAAAAGCGCCTGTCCACGCATCAGTAGCTCGCCGCTCCGTTCCTTGCTCCGGTTCGCTCGGCCGCCCTCGGTGTCCGCCACGGTCGGAGTCGACCATTTCGCCGCTTGACCCGGAAGACTCGTGTTCCCCCGGCCGAAGGCCTGGGCCGCCGATCCCTTCTCGCCATTGCTGCTCAACGGCGTGGCCCATCGCCCGGCCGCCTCCGATAGTGGGCGGGCATTGCGGCTGTGCATGTCCGGCGAGGCGTAGACGCTGCGGTGATCCCGTTCGGTCGGGGTCGGCCAAAGCGTCGTTTGTGGCGAGAAGAAAAAGCCGCTCGCGCTCATGCGATCCGCCAACCTCTGCCGCCGTGAATAATCCGCCCGCAACCTGATAACCCATGCGGCGTAATTCTCGGTGAATCCGGTAGGCGCCGCCCGTGTGTAGCATTCCGCCGACGTTTTCGATGAACACGCTCCAGGGCTGGGCCTGGGCGATGATCCGGCGGGTATCAGGCCATAGGTCGCGAGGATCGGCGCGGCCTCGGGCGGCTCCGGCCTCGCTGTGCGGCTGGCACGGGATGCCGCCAAATAGGAGGTCCACGCATCCGCGAAATCTTCGCCCTCTGAGGGTGCGGGTATCCGACCATATAGGCGCCGGAGCCAGATAACCCGCTTCAATCGCTTGTACCAAAGTCGCGGTCGCGAACGCTTCCCTCTCCACGTACAGGACCGGACGAACCGCCGGAATTGCGAGTTCAAGGGCCAAGTCGAGCGCGCCCGATCCGGTGCAAAGGCTAATGGCGGTGAGGTCGTCGGCCGGGGAATGTAAATCCACAAGGCGGACTCCTTCGGCTAGACGTGGCCCCAACGGGCGCGGGCCGCCTGTCGGGCAATCTCTCGGCGGCGCTCGGGCGTAAGGTTTTCGGCGCGTTTATGGCCGCCCGCCTGGCGGCCGGGGATTTTCGGTTTCCGGGGCGCGCAGATAACGCACATGACGCCGTGTATTTCGTACTCCGTGCCGGGGTGCTTCCTGGCGCGGGCTTCGGCGATGTGGGCGGCAAGGTGGAAGCTGCTCCACTCGCCGGGAATCCATCGGCCGCCGGTCTTCCAGATTTTGAAATAGAGCGGCGTCATGATCCTGACCAATGAACGGCGGCGCCGGTCCGGCACGCCTCACAGTAGCGCTCGGCGGTATCCCATCGCCCGTCTGGTTGCTTCCATCGCGCTTCCGCCGCGACGCGCGAGGCACGGCGCCGCCGTTGGACGTGGGTGTTGACGAGGGCCGTTTCGGCGGCGAGGTCGGGCGGATAAGGCGGGCGTTTTTCGCTGGCGCAAATGACATATTCCATGCCGCGATTGCGCTGGGCGAGGCGGGCGATAGCTAGTCCGGCCGGACCGGCGCCATAGTGGACATTCACGGGCGGGCTCCCCTTCCGGTAAACCCAAAAAAGTTGCTGGGGCATGGTGCTGCACCGCGACAATCCGCACCTGTCGGAATTAGACCCGAAATCAGGACGAGGCGATAACCTGCATCCCGGTTTCACAGGAATGTTATTCCCTGCAATCTGGTAGATTTAGAGTGTCCAGAGGCGTCTAGTGGCGTCTAGCGGCGCTCTGTGGCTGGTGCATATTGTAACCCGGAACAAATCGGGGGGCGTCGGGTGAATCTCTGCTTGATGTAACCCGCTGGCCGGGCGGAATATCGCACCCTTATGCGCTCCCATGCTCAAATCATTCGCGACGCGGGCGGCTATCGCGCCGTGTATGTCAAGTTGCACTGGAAAGGCAAAATCCACACGGTCAAGTCGTGGGTGCTACGCGACAATATTCCGGCGGAACACTGGCGCGCGTTGGTCGATCTGGGGCTTTGCACCCTGGATGAATTGGCGACGGCGCTAGCGATCAAAAAGTATCGGGCGGCAAGCTGATGGGAAAGGGCTCGGGCATTGACTGGCTGATTGTTGCTTGCCTGAGCGTCGCGGCGGCCTGTTTCGGTCTGATCCTGCGGGGAATGTTCCGATGACGGGGCGCCTGATCCTGGGCATTGATCCGGGGCTAAACGGCGCCCTGGCCCTGGTCGATCTGGAGTCCGGCGCCCTGGTCGATGTCGGCGATATGCCGACCTTGAAGCTGAAGAACGGGCGGATTCCGGATACCTACCAACTCGGCGGCTGGATGGATCGGGAAGCGAAGGAAATCGCGGAGGCGTGGCTTGAACGGGCATGGCCGCGACCGGGCGAGGCTTCGACTCTGAGCTTCACCCTTGGCCGGAATTACGGCGAGCTGCGGGGCGTGATCGCCGCGAATTTCGTGCCGCTTCACGAAGTGACTCCCCTGGCCTGGAAACGGGCGATGGGGGTGAAGGCGGACAAGGACGAAGCGCGGGCTGCGGCCTCGATCCTGTGGCCGCGCGAAGCGCTGAAATGGGCCTTGAAGAAACATCACGGGCGGGCAGAAGCGGCGCTGATCGCCGCCTACGGGCGCAAACAGTTTCACGTGAAACATTCAATTGAACGGGCGGAGATTGCTCATGTCTGACGTGATGGAGCGGGGGCCGGTGCGCCTGAACGAAATGCTGAAGTGTGCGGAACGCGAATTGGCGATGCGTCGCAATGTGTATCCGAAAATGGTTGCTCGGATGGCGATGGATCAAAGCCATGCGGACCGCGAAACGATACTGATGCAAAACATAGTCGATTACCTGAAAGCCGATTTGGAGGCGTGAACACCTGAAAACAGGAGGCTGAAATGTCTGATCCTGTACAATTGCGGAACAATAAGTCGGCAAAGCCACGCCTGACTGATCGTGGATTGTCTTGGCTGAAGATGCTTCACAGCGGCCCGCAACGGGTCCGTATCGAGGATTCCGTACAAAAGCGATGCGTGGCCATTGGCCTAACGGAACGGGCTTTGGCTAAGGGGAATGAGTTTGTCGGCCATGCTGCCGCTGGTCGGCGTTACGGCAGTCTCGATAGGGCGAAGGCCGAAGGCTGGCATGATTACGGTTATCATCAACTAACCCAAGCTGGGCGAACGGCTGTCGAGGACCGGATTTATAAGGAACGGGCTAAAGAGGCGATTGCGGCACGGGATAGGGAGCGGTACGCGAACCGGGCGGCGGCGACGGAACCCATGCCGGAACCTATGCCGGAACCCATGCCGGAATTGCCGATAGAACCGCAACCCGAACTGCCGCCTGAAATCCCGGCGCTCGAAAAGTCGCCTATCGAGGCGCGGACTCGCGATTTGCTGATGTGCGCCGAAGATGAATTGAAGCGGCGCAAAAGAAGCTATCCCGAATTGGTCAAGAGGCGGTGGAAATCACAGGCCGAGACTGAGCGCGAAATCTGGCTGATGTCGCAAATTGTCGAGCTTCTGAACCGGATCGAGTTCGGGGAATAGGCCTATGGGCGACCGCCTGATTGATGTTTGTAACGAGATACACGGCATGAACGACGCGATGGTTTTGCGAGCCGATGGGTACTCGCCGTCACAGTCGGTTTTGGTCTCGGCGGACGGGCTGTGGATACGGCTGAACAAAACGGAGGGATCGGCCTTTCCGGCGGGCCTGACGCCCGTGCAAGCGCGCTATCTGGCCACGAAGCTGCGCCGCTGCGCCGCCTTGGTCGAACGGCGGCGGTCGGCGGCGCACGCCGAGCTTAGGCAAATCAAAGCGGGAGCATGAGCCATGGGCGCGCTGCTGAAAGCCCTATCCCGGCCTAGCGCCTATGCGGCGAAAAAGACTCCGCTCTGGGATGACCTGTGCGACCGGATCGCGGGCGCCTTGTGTTCGCGTGATCTGGATATCATCGAGGTCTGGTGCGAAATCAACGAACTGAACATTCCGGGCGGTTGGGTCGAACCGATAGAAGAGTTGATTGAGAAGCGGCGCGCGGAACTGCGCGACGAAGACATCAGCCAAATCATGCTGGATAAGTACGATTTCTAGGGCGCCGCCCCCTGGTGCTTGGCGGAACGTGTAGCTGTGCAGACGTGAGGACGTGACGATGGCATTGAACCTGCCGCAAAGGGGTTCCGGCGAAGATAGAACCCCAATCGTGAAGTATGACGCCCGCGCTGGGCGCCTGTTCCGGGTGGATCGGACGCAAAGCGACGGCAGTTGGGAGTCCAACACTGTCGAGATTACGCCCGTCTTCCAAGCGGTCATGGACCTAGAGAACATCGAGCTTGGGTGGCTGTATTTCCCGACGAATGGCGCCCCGGAAATCGACGTGGCCGTCTACGGCAAGCCGTTACCGGTGAAGCCGTCTGACAAAGCGCGGCCGGGATTCCGGGTGCATATGAAGCTCGGCAAACAGGCGGGCGGCGATATCCGCGAAATGGCGGCCAATGCCGCTGTCTCGATTCAGGGGATGGACGATCTGCATGACCTGTATCTGAAGGATGCCAAGGCGAACCCTGGCAAGCTGCCGGTTGTGCGCCTGGATCGAACGACGCCGATAGTCTCGACGGGCAAGGGCGCAGACGGTAAGCCGGTGTCGAGCCAGAACTATCAACCGGTGTGGGCAATCGTCGGCTGGGCGGACCGTCCGCCCGATCTGCTGCCGCCGGGCGTCGCCAAGCCGAATCCAACGGCGGCGAACGACGGCGCGACGGATCAGGGCAAGGCGTTGGCTCCGGCCTCGATTGAAGATGATTTTTAGCGCTAGGGGGCCGGGTGAAAACCTGGCCCTTTTTGTTGAGGTTTCCGATTGGGTATGTCCGGCACGTTTAACGACGAATGGGCCACAACGCCCCAATGGGCGGCGATGTACCGTGAGCTTGGACTCCAAGTCGTTCCGGCGCATCGGCCGGGCGAAGGCGCCCAATGGAAACGCCCGTTCGGTGATTGGCTGGAATTCCGCGACAATCTGACAAGCGACGCTGTGTTCGCCCGCTGGTTCGATCCGGATAACGGTGAACACCGCGCCCGGCGGAACATGGGCCTGATCCTGGGGCGAGCCTCGGGCGGGGTGTTCGCAATCGACCTAGACCGTAAGGAAGGGTCCGGCGCCTTCGATTGGTGGGCGCGGATCATCAACGTCCATGCGGGCGGCGTCGAACCTGTGACCTGGGCGCAAACGACCGGCGGCGGCGGCAGGCAACTGCTGTTCAAGGCGCCGGAAGGCTGGAGTCCGCCGACCTTCAAAACCGGCCTGTGCGTCGATCTGAGGGGGCAAGGCGGGTTCATTATCGTGCCGCCAAGCCTGCACGCCTCGACCCGGATTTACGATTGGGAGTCCGGCCGTGAGCCGTGGGTAATCCCGATCCTTGAGGCGCCGGACTGGCTGATCGAGGAAATCGAAAGCCTGCGCGAGGAATACGGCGGCCCGCCTGGCGGCGAGGCAAGGGAGTCGGCGCCGGTTGAGGACGTGAAATCGGGCTTCGGCCTGACGGTCGATGGCCGCGAGTCCAAGCTGCGCGATGTGGTGTGGGCGGCGGTTGTGGACCTGTTCAGGGAATCCCCGATCCCGCCGACGCAGGACGCGCAGGAAGCCGAAATTCAGCGGATATGGACGCAGTATCAGGTGACGACGAAAACCCGCCTAGAACGGCGCCCTGGCGAGAGCAACGGCGAGGCTTTGGAGCGCGAGGGGCGGGGGCTAAGCGAGCTTCGCCGCAAGTTCGCCTATGCGATGAAAAGCTGGGATACGAAGGTCGCGGACGCTGCGGGAGAGCCAAGGCCGGGAAAGCCTGATCCGGCGCCGGTCGTGGCGTCGGAATCCTTCCTCGGCGCCGATGCGACGGATTCGACTCTCGATGACGCTGAACACTCGGACCCGATTAGCGCGGCGGATTTCCACGGGTCGGCGCCGGAGCAATTGTGGCTGGCGGATGATTGGATCGTACAGGACGAGGTGAATAGCCTTTACGGCATGGGCGGACTCGGGAAATCCCTGCTGGCGCAACAACTCGTCTATGCGGCGGCGGCCGGGGAGTCCTGGCTTGGGCTCCACGTGAAACCATGCGAACGCGCCTTAGCGGTGTTCTGCGAGGACCGGCGCGATGAACTGCATCGGCGGCATGACGCGATCCGGCGCGGGAATGGCCATGCAATCGGGAATCCTTACGGTGGCGCCTACCTGTGGGCGCGGTATGGGTTCAACAACTCGCTGCTGACCTATCAGCAAGGGCGGCCGATCCTCGGCGCGTTCCACGACCGACTCCGCGCGACTCTGGAATCCCTGAATCCCGGCCTGCTGATCCTCGATACGATCAGGGATGTGTTCACGGGCGAGGAACGCGACCCGGCGCAAGTGAACACGTTCCTGAAAACGGTCCTGGGCGGACTGATCCTGGCGCAACTGGAACGTGGCCACAGCCTGACAATCCTGCTGCTCGGTCATCCGTCCAGGGTCGGCAAGCAAGAGGGCGACGGTCTAGCCGGGTCGCTGGCGTGGGAGAACGGAGTCCGGTCCCGGCTTTACCTGTCGAAACCGGAAACTGGCGACGCGAACGAGCGGACGCTGATGCGGGGCAAGGCGAACTATTCGGCGAGCGGCGAGCAAACCGGTCTGCCGATCCTGTGGCGGGACGGGATTTTCGAGGCGTGCGGGGGCGCCGCGGTCAAGGCCTCAGTTCGCGAGCAAAACCTTGTCGGGCTGGTCAAGAGCAAGGTCGAATTCCAGTGGTCGGTTGGGCGCCCGTATATGGACCGGCGGGGGCACGACCGGAACCTGCACACCCTGCTTGTGCAGCAACTTTGCGATGGCGCGGGAATCGGTGTGGCGACGGCGCTGCAAGCGATCCGCGAGGCTATCGAGGACGGCGAAATTTACCTGAGCAAAAACACCGCCAAGCGCGGTTGGAGGACGGGTCGGGATGAACCGTCACAGTGAAAACCTCAATGAAATCAAGAAAGCGTTCGCGAAAGCGTTCGTGCGAAAGCGTTCAAGCGTTGGGCTGAAAGCGGTGCAGATTGTCGCGAAAGCGTTCAAACGGAAAAGTCCAATGAAACCAATGAATTCAGGCCTGAAATTCAAACCGATTGAACGCTTTCGGGGTGCAGATTGCGCGCTTTGTTGTTTCCTGCGCGCGGACACGCGCGGGCGCCCCTTTTCCCTCCTTCCCCTAACGGGGAAGGTAAGGGGGAAAAGGAAAGGAAACAGAGGGAAAGACGATCCCCTAACCCCGTGGATTTCCGCCGGTCGAATAGCGTTCGGCGTCGGGCTTTGGGCTCCGTCTGCGCCGTCGCCCTCGCCCAACGCTTTCGCCTCGGCGGCGGGCGGTTGTGATCCGAGGAACCGGCGATGAGCATGAACCCTGAAAGCGTCGCCATGCGGCGATGGCAAACCTACGTGCGGCGGCTGGGCTACTGGCGGAAGTCGAACACGGTCACGGCTATTGTGAGGCTCCAGCGCAAAATCGAACGGTCGAAAGCCCATGTCGTGAAACCGCGACCGGCGGATTTCGACCGGTGGCGCCAGATGGAAGCGCACCTAGCGGAGCTTAAAGCCAATTTGGCCGGTATGCCGGAAGGCGGCGATCCCCCCCTAAATCCCCCCGTGAGGTCCCCCCATGCCTAGTCCCGAAGATGCGGCGCGGCTTGGTGCGTTCGGTGAGGCGGTGGAAGCGGCCAAGCGTGAGTGTGAGGCGAAGTGGGGGCTTGGGCGGCTGGAACGGCTGGCGGCGCTCGGGTCAACTGATCTGCTGGCCAAGTTCCGGCGGCAAGAAACGACGTGGCGGGCGGCGATAGAGGCGGCCTGGGCGCCGCCGATGGTCCCGGCCGATGTGCTGGCGGCGGCGCAAGCCAAGGCGGAAGCGATGCAACGGGCATGGTGGGCGCTGAACGCCTGGGCGGAAGCGGAAGGGCATCGGCCGATAGCGCCTTGGGTGTGGGAGGTGCGGTTAGCGGACGGGACCGTTGCGGCCCTGGTTGAGGACGATGCGGCGGCGAGCAAGGTGATTGCCGAAGGGCGGGCGGTGTCGGTGTACACGGCGCGGGAAATCGGCGCGGTTCTCGACGCGCTGCCGGACGCGCTGAAGTTGGCGAAAACCTATTGGACGGGCGCGAAATTCCAGGGGCCTGACTTGCCACGAAGCAAGGGCGAGTGGGTGGAACATGGCGAAGAAATCCCCTTTGGCGAGTCGCCGCCTGGTGGCTTGCCTCAATCCTGGCAGGATGATTTGGCATGAACGCGACGTGGAATCCCGATCAGGTCGGGATGCTGGTGCGGGCTTGGGCAAGCGGGCAACCGGCGGTGGACATAGCGCGGCTGGTCGGCATGACGGCGGCGGCGGTACGGGGCAAACGGCTTCGGCTCGGGTTGCCAAGGCGGGTGCAAACGCCCCTGTCGGAAGAGTTTCGCGACAAGGGCGCGGCGGGTGTGGCGCCGAAGGCGTATCAGCCGCCGATCCCGGCGCCCTTGGCCGGGTCGATGCCGCGCCCGTGGTCGCAACGCGAGGCGGACGAATGCTGCTGGCCGGTGCTGGGCTTTGGTGAGGAAACCCTAAGCTGCTGCCTGCCGGTGGAGGGGCGGACGCGGTATTGCGCCGGTCATCTGGCGATGCTGCGGCGCGAGCGGTGGCCTGCGGTTGATCCGGGTAACGTGGTGCTGTTTCGTCAACGCTCCGCTTGCTGATTCAAACGAACGTGCCCAAGGGCGTTGACCGGCAAGGAGTCCGGTCATGGCGAAAACCCGTCCGCCGCGCGATACGATCATCAACGCGCCTAGTTCGTCGTCGCAATCGGTCAAGCGTTCTGATCTGCTGAACGGTAAGCCGCGAACCACGTCGGCCGGGTCCAAGGGTCCGGCGTTCACGGGTGGCGATGACAAGACTTCCTGGCCCTGTCCGGGCGATCCCTATGGCGCCGAGGATTAGCGGCGATGTCGCGGGCGGTGCTGGTGCTGCCGGTCAAGCCGGTCGATTACTCGGAAGAGGTGGCGGCGGCGATCTGCGAGGCTATCGCCACGACGCCAAGGGGGTTGGATTACCTGTGCGCGGCGTATGACGGATTCCCCAATCGGCGGACCGTGACGGATTGGCTGAATGTGCATCCGGAGTTCCGCCAGCAATACGAAATCGCCAAGGACCGGCAGGCGGATTTGCTGGCTTACGAATGCCTCGAAATCTCGGACGATTGTTCGCGGGACACGAAAACGGTCAAGCGCAACGACGGGCAGGAAATCGAGGTGTTGGACCGTGAGTGGGTGGAGTCGAAAAAGCTGCGGGTCCAGACCCGGCAATGGATGGCGGGCAAGCTGGCGCCGAAGAAATACGGACCAAAGCTTGGCGTAAGCGCGGCGTTTGGCATGATTTCCCATGAGGACGCGCTCGATCAACTGACTTAGGCGCCGCCGTGTCCGTCGTCCTGCTGACCGAGGAACAACAACAACGAAAGCAACGGCTCAAGGATGAGTTGCCGCACTATGCGGCCGAATGCCTGCGGATACGGACTAAGGCGGGCGACCTGGCGGCGCTGCAATTCAACGGCGTTCAGGATTACGTCCACGCGCGGTTAGAGGCGCAACGGCGGGAAACCGGTAAGGTTCGCGCGTTGGTGCTGAAGGCGCGGCAAGAGGGGCTGTCCACCTATATCGGCGCCCGGTTCTATCATCGGGCGACGTTCTACAAAGGCGTTCACGTTTACATCCTGACGCATGAACAAGATGCGACGGCGACGCTGTTCGCGATGGTCGAGCGGTTCCATCGGCATTTGCCGCCGGACGTGCGGCCGACAACCGGCGCCAGCAATGCCAAGGAACTGTATTTCCCTCGGTTGGATAGCGGGTATTCGGTCGGGACGGCGGGATCGAAGGCGGTCGGCCGGTCGAAAACGGTGCAGCTTTTCCACGGTTCGGAGGTGGCTCACTGGCCGAACGCGAAAGAGCATATGGCCGGGGTTCTCCAGACGGTCCCCGATCTGCCGGGAACGGAAATCGTGTTCGAGTCGACGGCGGCGGGGATCGGCGGCGAATTTCATGAACGATGGCAACAGGCGGAGGCGGGCGACGGCGACTATCAGGCGATCTTTGTGCCGTGGTTCTGGTCGCTGGATTATCAGCGCCCGGCGCCGCTCGGCTGGGAACTGAACGATGAGGAGGAGGAATACGGGCGGCTGTACGGGCTGACCATTCCGCAACTCGTATGGCGCCGGGCCAAGCTGGCGGAACTGAAGGACCCGAACCTGTTCCGGCAAGAGTATCCGGCGACGGCGGCGGAAGCGTTCCAGGCCACGGGGCATGACGCATTCATCGCGTCGTCGTTGGTCGTCCAGGCGCGCAAGCGGACTTGTGAAGGGGTCGGGTCGCTGATCGTCGGGGTCGATCCGGCGCGGTATGGGGATGACTCGTTTGCGGTGGCGTGGCGCCGGGGGCGCAAGTTGGAAAGGATCGAACGGCGATACAAGCTCGATACGGTCCAGGGGGCCAATTGGGTGCGGTCGATTGTCGAACAGGATCACCCGGCAAAGGTGTTCCTCGATGTCGGCGGGCAGGGCGCCGGGGTGGTCGATCTGCTGCATGATTGGGGCGAGCCGTGGTCGAAAATCTGCGAGGGGGTCAACTTTGGCGGGGCGCCGTATCAGCCGATGCGGACGGGGGCGCATGGGGAGATTCAACCCGGACCCCGCAACCGGCGCGCGGAAATGTGGATGGCGTCGAAAGAGTGGCTAGAGGACGAGGGCGGCGCGGACATTCCGGACGATGACGCCTTACATGCGGATGCGGTGTGCCCTGGTTACAAGTACGACGCGCGGCAATTTGTAGTGTTGGAGTCGAAAGACGATATCCGCAAGCGCGGGATGCGGAGTCCGGACGGCTGGGATGCGGTGGCGCTGACGTTCGCGGCGCCGGTCGCTACAAAAGTCGAGAGCGGCGACCGTTACCGGCGCCGCTCTCTGTCGAACCTGCTAGAGGATATCTGGGGCCGTTAACGGCGCCGCCTGTTCCGGCTCGGCGATTTCCAGGGCGCCACGGGCTTGAGTTTCGGCGCGGGCTCTAGGGCAAGGGCGGGCGGCGCAAGGGCCTCAGGCGGGCTCGCCTGGGGCGCGGCGGCCCGTTCCAGTAAGAGAGTCGCGGCGACCTGAACGGGTCCAGGGACGGCGAGGGCGCCGGTTTCCCATTCGCGGACATAGCGGCCGGGGTCGCGGCCGGGAAGCAAGAGGCGACGGCCAAGCGCGGCGGCGGTCATGCCAAGCTTACGGCGGATGGATTCCAGTTCGGCGCCGGTCATTGTTGGCGGTCCTTCCGGATGGGGTAGGCGTTGGCGAGTCTGTCGAGTAAGTCGGCGGCGCCGCCAAACAAGCCAAGGCCGATGGCGGGGGCGAGGATGACGCCAAGGCCTTGAAGCGCGTTGAGGTGGGTGTGTGGAATCTCGATGTAGGTCAGGGCGGACCCTATGCCGAAAAGGACGGCTAGGGCGGTCAAGAATGCGATCAGGACGAGAACCCATTCCCAAAAGCGGACGGCGAGGAAGCCAAGGAAGAGTCCGGCGGCGATTTCGAGGATCAGCACGGCTAGGACCCTTTCGGGGCGACGGCTTCAACGTCGCTGTAGGTGTTGAGGGCCGCGACAACAGCGCGGGCGAAGGACTCCTGATCGGAGTCGGTGGTGCGCCATGCTTCGCCGCGCTTGGGGCGGGCGCGCATCGGGATCGTGAGGACGGGCGCCGGGTCGCCTTCGTCGTCGTGGCCCATGATAATCATGGCGCCGTCCGTCATGCGGTGCGGCTGGACTCCACGGTCGCGGGTTGGTGTAACGGCGATGGTGTACGGGCCTTTGTAGTTCGGGTGCATTAGTTAGGACTCCTGGCGGCTGGCGTGACGGTGGGCGGCGGCTGCGGCCTGGGGCTCGGTGCGCCAAGCTTCGCTGTCATAGTCGCCGCGCGGGGTGGTGAACCGCCAGCGGTTCCCGTGGGCGTCGGGCTCGGAGTCGCGCCAAACGATATAACTGGGCGGCAGTTGGTTGGGCTTGTCGGGCATGGCGTGCGGTCTCCTGATCTGGCGGTTCCTACGCCTTTAGGCCCGCCAGCGCTTTCGCGTTCGGGCCTTCGGGCGCTAGGGCGCGATGTGCTGGCGGCTAGAACTCGAATTCCGAAAAATCCGGTTCGCGGAAGCTATTCAGCCATTCGGGTTCGTCGGGCATGGTGAGGTCCGGCGCGTCCAGGGCTTTGCCCATGGAGTCGGCGATTTCGCGCAGGCGGTCTTTCCATTCGGAATAGGCTTGGCCGCGCTCGCCTTCCTGCCATTTCTCGGATTTTTCGTCGTAGTAGGACTCGGCCTCGTTGGCGGCGTCTTCCATGATCGCGCAGGCTTCGTTTTGGATTTCGGCGAATTTCTCCATCAAGCGGGTGGTGTCGGCCTCAAAGATTTCGGCGAGGTTCGATAGCTCGGTGAACACGTCGGCGGCGGCGTCGCCAAAGTCCGCGAGCTTATCGAGGTCGGTGCGGCTGATCTTCAGCATTGGCTTAGGCTTCCTTGGCGGTGTTGCGGGTCATCAGTTCCAGGGCGCGGGCGCGCAGGCCGTAGGGATCGGGGCGCCCGGCGAGGCCTAGAACGGTCATGGCGAAATCAATCGCGGCCTCGGCTTCGTTGTTGTTCGGGCCGAAGGGTTCGGAGGCGCCGGTATCGGCGCGGGTCATGGCGACCTGTTGCAACACAGTGAGGGTGTGCAGCGATTTCGCCACGGGCGTTGAGGCGGTGGGAAGGGCCATAGGGGTTCGATTCCTGATCTGGGGCGCGGGGTGCGCTCCTACGCCTTCAGGCCCGCCACGCTGTCGCGCTCGGGCCTTGGGCGGGTTCTCCGCGAGGGTAGGGCGGTTAGCGAGCGAAAGCCCAAGCTAAGGCCTCTTCCTTGGTGCGCTGCGGGCAAGCGCTGCGGATGCTCCGGCCGCACACTTCAAAGCGGGCGTCGCGCAGGGTGTCGGCTTCGACCTGTTCGCGCCACACGGTGTAAAAATCCCAAAGGTCGTTCGGGTCGGCGAAGGTGGCGAGGGCGCGGGTCCTGCCGGTCCAGCTACAGAGGACAAGAGCATAAGGGAGGTTGAACATTCGGGGAGTGTCCTGATCTGGGTTTGAGGTTACAGGATGCGCGGGAG